GTTAAGACATCTTTTTCAATCAGTCAAATTTATTTTGTAAAACTTTTTTGGGGTGGGGTGTTCACCTTTTTAGGGTGTGGACTAATAAATATAGTGCACTATATCAAAAAGTCAATTTTTTTTCAAAACAATTTCTAATAACTTATACAAGTTAGTTCCTGTATTTTCTAGTCTAATATCTTTAAATCTAAAATATGCCCATTCAGAATGTTCATCACCATCTTTTGCTTTATCAAAATCAGGTTCTAATTTCTTAGTAACATTAATCTGATAGACATACATTAATCCTTTAACTTTTTGACCATCTCTAGTATGTCTCGGAATTAACCCAACAAATTTTAGTTTTTCTTCAGGAATAATTAATGAAGTTTCTTCATAAAACTCTCTTACCGCACATTCGTGGGTTGATTCGTTTTCTTCAAGTTTTCCTGCAGGTATTGACCACATACCAGGGAAAGAACCATACTGATTCCTTTTACATAATAAAACTTCATCATTACATTTAACTATTACTCCCACATATCTTTTCTTATCCATAATATTTATATTCATGAAAGTTAAAATTAATAATAATACATTTAAAGTAAAAACACTTATAGATAAAAAATCTCAGTCAATAGGGATGATGGGAAAAAAATTCGATAGTACATTTGATGGTCTATTATTCTTAATGGGTGGTAAAAAACAATGTTTTTGGATGAAAAATTGTATTATACCTTTAGATATTATAATGATTAAAAACAATGTTATTGTAAATATTCATCACGATTGTCCTCCATGTAATGATGATGATTGTCCATCTTATTGTGGTAATGGAAATATTGTATTAGAAATTGATGGTGGTGCTTGTGAAGAACTTAATATACAACCAGGTGACACAATAGAATATCTTTTTTAATTTTTCCAAATGGTTTCCCCAACCTCTTCTATGTGTCCAATATATCTTGCAAGAACGAAGAAATAATCACTCAACCTGTTGAGATAAATTGTAATTGGATTTAATCTTACATAGTTTTCTAAACTATGACATTCAAGTACTTGTATCTCAGCTCTTCTTGCTATTGTTCTACAGATATGTGCAGTTGATACCGCTTTATTACCTTTAGGTAATATAAAATTTTTGAGTTCAGGTAATTTCTTACTCATTGAGTCCATATAATCTTCCAATAACTCAATATCTTTTTCTGTAATTTCAGGAAGATTTGAATTATTATCATTTATTACTATAGAACCAGCATTGAATAAATTCCATTGTACTTCTTCGAGTACTTCATATGCAATATGAGTTTCACTCCTTAGAAGTCCTACGAATGAATTTAATTCATCCAATACCCCAACGGATTTAATCTCTGATGATGTTTTTGAAATTCTTTTTCCTGAGAGCAGACTTGTTGTTCCGTCATCTCCTTTTTTCGTGTACACTTTATTTGACATACACAAATGATAAATAAATTATTCAGGACTTTCAACCGATTCTTTTGATTGTGAAATTTTTTCTTTTAATACCAATTCGAATTGATTCGCCACCATCTTAACAAATTTAACCATAGGCGAATCTTCCTTCTCAGAATCATATTTGTATTGACCCTGTGGTGGTCTTGTACTTCTACCAAGATAGTTTAATCCTGATATATTTGTAATACATTTGTGACCTCCTGAGTTCGCCTGAATCAAATCCCAAGCATTTATCTTAATGTTATCCAACATTTTTCTATGCTCTTCAGATAGGTCTTTAAATGATGTTTCCATCATTTCTTCAATATGATTCAAAGCCTCTTCACCCCTTTCTTTATCTCTAAACTTTTCACCATAAATGGCATCAAAATCTTTGAATGTGAATCCAACACTATCGGGACCTACACTTGTTTCACTAACCCACTTTATTGTTGATAATGGTATCATCTTTCCCTTTAAAGGTTCTTCCCATTTGGATAAAACTTCTTGTGCAATTTCTCCCAAGTTAACGCCTTTAAGTTCTCTCTCTTTCTTAAATGGATTACATGAAGCCTGAACAAGTCCCATCGGCCACGCCATGATAAGAAAGTCAGCCTCAGGATTATTTCTAAATGGGGTATACCTATCATAAGAACCAGGCTTGAACATACTACCTCCACCATATTGGAATATAATATTGTCAGATACCTTTGGAAAGTCCTTCATTTTTGTTGCATAATCTTCAGCGTTTTTTTGTAGTTCTTCTGGTTTAGCCGCATTCGTTCTTCTCATCCATTGTTTAATCGTATTTAATATGGACATCAAAGATGGTTCAGAATCCATGACCAGTTCTTCTAAAAACCCTGGTTTATTCTTGAATGCTAACAATAATTTATTAATAACAAGACCCAATAACATCTTGTTTTTCTGTAAAGGTTTTTCTTTATCTAATCTAAAAATATAATTAACAACTTCTTCAGGGCTTATGTTATGTTTTGCAAAATCTGCAGAGTCCACAGTATTGATTAAGAGTATGTCAGAAGAAGGAAATATATCTTTTGGTGATACTACCTGTGATATTGTCTCAACGTTTGACCTTGCACCTCTAAATTGCTTTGACGTACCTTTTTCAACACCAACCTGTCTATCATGATGGTCTGTGTGTATCGTAAACATTGGCTTACCGTGCGCAAAATCAACAAGAACTGGCATTGTATCTCCTTGTGCGTCATTCTTTTTAACAGAAAATTCTTTATCCCCATATTGAATAATATGAGCATCCACAACTTCAATACCATTATCCTCAAGATAATTTTTCATTGCAAGTGCTGTGGTAACACCATCAAGGTCTTGATGAAAATAAATTTCGGCTTTAGGATATCTCTCCCTCAAAGCCGAAATATTACGAATACCAGTTTCTTTTAATAATTTTTTCATTAAAACAATCCCAAAAATTTACTTTCAAATTTACGTAACCCATCTTTTCTCATTTGCTCCATAGTATCGTGACCAATTTGTCCATCAGCCGCTAATCTTTTTTCTGATTGATACCTCATGATTGCCTTTTCTGTTTGTGAGTTAGGACCTGTTTTACCGTCTATTACTAATGGTTTGAATGTTCTATCTATTTTATATCTGTTGTTCAAAAATTTTTGAACCGCAATCATATTTTTTGTTTCTTCGTCTTGTTCTTTAATTACTCTTTTAACTATTTTAGTTAAATCAGATTCTGTTAGTCTAATAACTTTTTTCATATTAGTATTTTAATGTAAGTCTATATTTTAATTGGTTTATGTCACCCAAAATCTCATCTCTGATATTAAGTAAATCAGTATCATATCTTGAGTCTAATTGGTCAGACATAGAAACCAAGAACTCTGTAATTCCATCTAAAAAATTTTGGATACTCAAAGATTTAATATCTTGGAACATAAGTGAAAACTCTGGTTCAAATTCTACCCTACCCATTTTCCCCATCATAATCTCAACAAATTTATCAATGTGGTCACCAAGTGAGTCATACATGTCACCATAAGCTTTGTGTTTGGCATCACCCATAGTTTGCCAATGTAAAAATTTGAATTGTAATTGTATCTGTACTAATTTTAATGTTAACTCTTCTTTCATAATAAAATATTTTAAATATCTATATAAATATACACAAATAAAAAAAGGGTCCTAACGACCCTATTGAAACTCTAATTCCATTTGTTTCTTTTTATCTATAAATGATTGTACTCTCTTTCTTGCAATCTCAGCGTAGTTCTCACTCAGTTCAATTCCAATCCAATTTCTATCTAACACTTCAGCAGCAACCAAACTAGTTCCGCTACCTGCGAATGGGTCTAAGACAATATCATTCTTATATGTAAGAATCTTAATAGCCTTAGTTGGTATGTCCATTGAGAATGTTGCCTTTGTTAGTGACTTTGTATCCGCAAAATAATCCCATTGTCCGAATACAAGTTCCATGAAATCTTTCTTTTGGTCTTCAGTATATACCATCTTCTTCCTTGTGGTTCCATCTTCATTCTCAATCATAGTCTCAACCCCAACCCATTCTGGTGTACCTTTAACTTTCTTAATATGATTCTTCTTGTAAGCAAGAACGATACACTCCTTTGGGTTATAGATGTATGGTGATGATGGAGACATCCATGAACCCCACGCGGTCGTCTTACTCCTGTGTGGACTATTCTCTTCAAGGTCAACAACACCAAAGAATCCAAATCCAATTTCTTGCATTATCTTCCATACCTCAGCAACCATAAAGATTCTTCCACCTTTCTTCTGTCTATTAATTTCATATGGAATGTTAACCGCAATCCTACCATCATCTTTCATTACTCTGAAAGCCTGAGTTAACCATTCTTTTGTGAATACTTTATAATCTTCGAACTCAACATCGTCATCGTGAGTATCATAGTCAATACCCACACCATAAGGAGGACTGGTGACAATTAAGTCAACCGAACCTTCTGTCATTCCTTCCATTACCTCAATACAATTACCGTTAATAACCTTTCCAATAAAATTTTCCATTATAAATTTTCTTCTTTTAATTGTTTTCTAATTTGTTCTGCCATTTTCGCTTTGTCGGTCTTGTCATGATAAATTATATCATACTCTATGTTTGAACCAAAATTAATAGATTCAATATCAGGTATTTTAATTACCACAATCTTACCACTACCCAAATGTTTCCACAAATGGTTCTTAATATTCCTTTCAACTTCATCGGAAGTTAGTGGTGTTTTTTCACTTACCTCACAATCTAAAACACAAATTAAAACATTCTTGCCCTCTTTTATCTTTTCCTCCACCAACCAAGAATTTTCTGCATGCCACGATTGCCAATAACCAACAAACATTGAATATTTCAATTTTGGATAGAGGGGACTCATTTTTCTAAATTTTGTATTTTTCTGTTTAAGTAGAAAGACGCTTTTTTCAAATCTTCTAACTCTTTATCAGGATTTTTCTTACCAGCCCTTGCAACATATTTTACTACGTTGAATAGGTATGCATCTTTATCCAAGTCCCAAGCTTCACAAACTTTAATTACTTCGTAAGGATTTTCTTCACCACCGTAATGATTTGGGTGATTTACCATGTTATTTTCCATATTAAGGTATTTTTGAATGTTCGAATGGATATGATTCCAGTTGTTTTTTATAATATTCATCACTAAAAAAATCTTCTGAAGTTGTAATTCCAACAACAATGAATCCTAATATTAAAGAAACAATCATGAGTATAAAATAATCTTTATTTTTCATTTTTACCCCATTTTTTTTCCATATAATCAATATATTTATCTTGTTTTCTCGAATTATACATCATCCAAGCAAAGTAATAGTCAAACCACCACTCAATCTTTTTTATAAGTTTTTTCATTTTTTTTCATTTTTACAGGTTCTTCGAAAGGTACAACCCTTGTCGCATTTTTCCATTCTGATTTAGAGATGTACTGCCATAGATTCCCGACCATATTGTGTGCGGTCTTATCATCAACTCTACGAATTTCTCCTAACTCAACTTCTTTAGTCTTCTTAATTGATTTGATTGCTTTCATATATTAAATGTATTATTTATTTTATTGAATTTCTTTTATGTAATAAATAAAACAAACCCTACTGTAAATAACAGCAAAAACATTTGATTTGTTTTCAAAATAGTGGATAATTTGAACTCTACATTCTAAATTATTTTCATCTTTACATCTCCAAGTAGTTTGTTTGTAAGTATCTTCCACTTTTTCACCTTCGCTTTCCAATATCCTATACAAAGAATTAGCCTTATCGTCAAACTGAAAATAACTTTTTTCCACAACAATAGAAATGTTTGCAGATTTCATATCATCAAATCTCCATTTCCTGAAATATTCATCGTAGGTACCAGACTGATTTTTGTAAGTCCTAACAATGAGTTGTGAAAACGCACTGAATGTCATGATTGACAAGACAAATAACAATAATAATTTTTTCATTTTTTTTCTTTATTTATTAGCGATAGTATTTCTTCGTTTGTCTTTCCATTTTTGAAATACTCAAAAACTTCAGAACTTAATTCGTCCATAAAAATAAGGGATTCAGAACTATAAAGCACTTCTAACTTATTGGAACCTATATATTCTTTTGTAACTTCTTCGTTAATTATTCTTCTATGAAATCCCATAGTGCAATATTAACGAAATTATTTAATAGAATCAACATCTTGTATTTTTTTCAGATTCACAATCTGTGAGATATAAGACATTATTTTTCTTCTTATCATTGGCACTAACGTTTCCTTCATTGGAAAATCTTGAGAGGATTTTACTTCAAAAATGGGTTGGAATTTAAATTGTTCTCCTTCTTTCAATGATGTGTTTTCACCTATAATACTCGTAAGAGTTTTTTCATTTTCAGAACCTTCGTAAATTAAATTTAGATAGGTTTTGAAATTTATATCTTTTTTACTGACCTTTTTAATATTATACTCCCAAATAAAAACTTTTTCATTTTTCTTATCGAAGAAAACCGCAAACCCAAACTTAGATGATATATTTTCTTTGTTTTTCTTTAATGTGATTTGTATGTTATCATAAACTATATTCCAAATAGATTTACCCAAATTAAATGTATCAAAAACTTTGTTTGTTGAAAACTTAAGTGTTTTATTTATTTCTTCTTGTTCCTCATCTTTTAATTTTGGAGGTATTTTGGAGTATAATTCTTTGATTAGAATTTCATCATCACAATCTTCGAATTTTTTTTCAGTTAGTAATAGTGTGTTTTCTTTTATCAGAGATTGTATGTTTGCCAAATGCAACGACAATTCAATAAAATCCGGATATATTTCAAACTTTTCAAATCTGTTTTCACATTTTTGTAAATAACCCAATAATGTATATTTGTTATACTCGAAATCAACAGGTTCTTTAAACATCCATTCAGGATTTAATTTAAAGGGTATTTTTTTCTTTTTCGCCATAATAAAATATAGAAAATTATATATAAGTTTGAAGATTAATTAAGTCTTATTACATAAAATGTTTCGTCTTTAATATAATACTCGCTCACGTTTCCATCATATCCTCCTACCATACCGTACCCGTCGGAGTCAATTAATCCTTTAATAAATTCATCCTTGTCTATATAATCTTTGTAATCCAATCCAAACTCATTCATATAATAATCAATACTTCCTCGTACATCAGATACCAAATCATCAATTTTTTCTTCAATTAAATCCTCAGGAAAATCACCTTCTGGGTCTGATTCTATTTCTTATATTTCTTCCTTGAGTTCCTCAATTTTTTCATTAGACTCCTCAATTTTTTCATTTAATTCTTCCTGTTCTTCTTCGTCTTCTATATCATTCAACTCATCTTCCAATGAGGATATAAAACTTTCTAATTGTTCTATGGTCCTATTATTAAAATTAACCTTATCTTTTTGTTTATCTGATAAATTCCTTTCAGACTCATCCAAATAAGCCTCAGGATTGTTTGTAACATCATCATCATAAACATTTCTCATGTACCTAACAATCTCATCCTCATCTATAAATCCCATCACAAAATTTTTGGAAAATCCTTCATATCCAATATCATCAATAAGTTGTTCTACATAATCTCTTGCACTTGATTCCATTTCATCTTCATACGCAACAGCATATTCCTCATAAATTGAATCAACAAGTTGGAATGTTGTCATATCATAATGAGTTCCTTGTGGTATCAAGCTATAAACATCAATGTACTCATCAAACTCTGCAAGTTCATCCTCTAATGTTTCAACACTATCTAATAAATCAGTTCTTACATCTTCACTATCATTATATTCATTATTCAATCGTTCTATTTCCGACCTCAACGACTGTATTTTTTCTCTATCTTCATTTGTTAAAATTTGATAATTTCCTTCGCTTTCCAAATACGCAAAAAGCGCATTTGCCTTTAACCCAATCTCATCAATGTTTGGATTAGTTAAATCCCATTCTCCTTCAGCTCTTCTCTCATCCGCCTCATCTCTTCTTTGTTCTATTATTCTACTAATTCTTAATTTTTCTTGTCTTTCTCTCTCTAATTTAGCCCTTTCTTTATCTCTGAATATTTCAAGTTGTTCTTTGAACTGACTTTCTAAATATCCATTTATAGCTTCCATAATTTCTTTTGATTGTGGATTGTGCTGAGCAAACCATTTTCCAGGCATTTTCTCATCTTTAGCATTCCAAAAGGAAGAATCACCGTCAAATTTTTGTAGTAGAGCAACTTTGTAGTTAACATCAGATGTTGGTAAGGCTTTATCCAAAATATAAAAAAGTTTACCATCTGAATTATGTTCATTGAAGTGGTGGTCACTATCTGCCGCAGTACACCATTTTGTTCCTCTACCATAATAACAAGAGGTTTGATGTGTTAATGGATTTACTATAAAAAATCTATCATTTTCAAAAACAACATTTCCTCCTTCCACTTGTTTATATTCTCTTCTACTTTTGTTTTGATATTCATTTAAGGCTTTTAATAGTTCCTCAAGACTACCATACTGATTAATATCTGTTTTAGGTAGGTTTGAAGATAGTTTTTCAAAGGTTTTCAATGCCGGACCTATTTTGGTTATATAATCGCCAAAATTATCATTCAATACCAAAGCATCTAAAATTTTTCCAACCCAATCCAAATATTTTGGAGCAACCATGTTAGTTATTCTATCTAAAGTTTCTTGGTTAAACTTTCTTCCATACTTAACCTTAAAGTCATCCACCCTATTTTCTAAAATATATTCTGAAAATTTCATACTTTTTTTATTTAATAAATATAAACTCGTTTTTATATTTAAACAATCAACTATTTATAGTTTTATAATAAACAAACTAAATTTTTAAATTATGGGATGCGGATGCAAAGGTAACCAAAATCCTCCAGCACCTTCTACACAAACTTCTCAAACAACTCAGTCTGGTCAGACACAGAAACCTGTGGTTAACGAGACAGTTAAGCAATCAATTAAGAAGACGATTGAGAAGTACTATAGTGTGAACAAAGTTTCACAATAAAGCTGGAGAAGTTATTAGTTAGAAGGGGCGAATAATTCGTCCCTTTTTTGTATTTATATATTATGAAACAACATAAATGGCTACGTTTAGTAGACGATTTCAATGACAACGAACACGACCAAATAATTAATTTGTTTGGTGATGTTGAATCATTTTTTGAAGTTTTGAAAAGTAAAGATTTACTTCATTTGATTGACCCTGAAGCAGATGGTAATGAAGAATGGATTAATAATTGGTTACTTTATTTGTATAACTCAGACCATAAGGAAAGTTTTTATATGTATGTAACAAATTATTTAGGTGACGTTGAATTAAAAAATGGTAAATTTTATTTAGTACTTGAAAGCAGAGATGAGTTATCAGAAATATTTTGTGATAACATTCGTAGTGGTTCTTCAAGAGATGTTGCAGAAAGAATTTTAGATGAAGATGGTGAGTTTTACGAAGCTTACGATAATTCAACGAATGATGTTTATAATGATGTTATAGAAGAACTAACACCTCAAAATCTACAAAGACTTTGTGATTTGGTTTTGTTCGAATTGAAAGATGTTAATGTAGAAACTAAAACAGAATTATTAGAAAATATAGCTGAAGAACAAGACCATCCAGAATATGTTATTGTTGATACTAACAATGTTAAACAAATTGTGGAAGACGAAGAAACTATGAATTTTTTACTAAAAAATTATTTAGGTGATATTAAATCAAATTTATATTCAATACATAATAACGCATTTAACGGCGCATATAATGATATGCTTTGGGAAGAAGTTTGGGATGAATTAAGTAGATATTTTATTGGTAAAGGTGAATATGTTGCAAAACAAGTTTCCTCTAAAGACCCTCAGAAAACTGCACAATACTTTGAAATTGAAATTAGAGATTTTGAATCAAATATTTTAGAATATTTAAAAAACAATTCAAGATATGGTAATACAGGAACTTTGTATTATCAAGGAAATTATACTGAGGTATTAAAAGAAGATTTTGATTGTTTAAAACTTAGTCTTCCCGATTATCCTGACTTTAGAAAAGTTGATAAATACATCAACGAATATTTTAACGATTATCTATAATGAAAAAAATTTTAAACATATTAAATCATTTAATCGTAGAACAAAAAAGAGATATTCTTGACCCTGAATTATATTCATCTATTGAGAAACTCACAGACAAACTTTGGTCAAATAAAAATAAAGAATACACAAAAAAAACTTTAGTAGGACAGATACCATTTAAAACTAAAGATGGTACAGATGGTCTAATTAAAATCGTAATTAATCCAAGATTAAGTTATATAGGTGAGATGGGAACTAAACCCTATCTATCAAGAGACCCTATGGATTTTGTAATGGAATTACAACCCAAAAAATATGGTTCAAAAAAGAATCTATATTTGACAATATACCATGAAGTAATGCACGCCACCGACCCAAATCTATCCACAAAGACAAGTATGAAATATTTGTCAACTTATAATCCTTTAGATGATAAAAAATATTGGGGTCACCCAATAGAATTTAGAGCAATTACTAATGAATTTTTAGAAGCTCTTGTGTTAGAATTTAAATTAAGGATTAATAGATTGATAATACCTGAAAACAAAAAGTTTTTAACTAAATCATTAGAAAATATTCTTAACTACTTTAAACAAGGTTCTAAATTATCCAAGTTATCTTTAGACATTTTAAGACGTATGAACGATGAAAATGTTTTAGATAATAGATTCTCAAAACTAGTTGCAGATATATCCTCAGAATTTCCACAAGCATCAGAATTCATACCTGATAAAGAAGAACCATATTTCTTAACTTATATTGAAACAATTAAAAATCATAACCCTGAAATTTGGAGAAGATTTTTAACTATGTTATCTAAAACATCTAAAGAAATAGAAGAGATTATAAGTAAAAAGTAATAGTATTTGTTATACTTACCATTCAGTTTATTTTTAGATATTATTATAATTGTTGACTAACAACATAAACATAATGAAAAAATTAAATTTATTATCTGAATTTATATTAAAAAAATATAAATCCAAAGACACTTTAGTAGAGATTTGTGATTGCCAAAATTTTATAATCGTTAAAGGATTTACAACAGAATCTGAAGTGATTCCGTTAAATTCTGTTGTTAGTGAATTTTCACAAAAATATGAACAATACCCCATAAAAAGTACGATAGAT